TGGTGTTAACCCAGTGACATTCTCGTTGTACATCAAATATAGAGTTATGGAAATATACCTGGGCTTCCCCGTCAGTAATCCTAACATGCAGCGCATGCCTAGCAGTCGACGAACGATAGATACCACATATGTTATCTGGAGCGTCGACAGCTAGTAACGGCATGGTAGTCACATCAGGGGCAAAAGACCCATATGGAGGAATTAGAACGACTCCAGGGAGCCCACCAGACCACTGAAAAATTGAAAAGTAACGACTGACGTGTGGAGTGCGGAAACAAATATCCTTCTCGCCAAAGAAACCTTTACCCGGAAGCGCCTGCTTGGTCAGCATGGCCCCACAGGCATCTGGCAAATTACACTGAGCGGGCCAAATTGTGTTTGTGGTCAAAATATAAGCGCATTCGTGCCTTAAACTAACGTACGGGAACGCGATACCAGTATCTTTGGTATGCGCTGGTACCAAACCAGACGCCTGTAATGGCCATATATAGCCAGCAGGAGCTGAAAACTGTTGTGCACATATAGCAGTAATAACTGAAAAAAGCAAGACAAACACAGAACTGCGAGTAAGAATAGCGGCAGCCGCGCAAGTGTACACAAAGTCAAAACCACAAGGTGCGGAGGACGGAATCACATCAACGTGCAGCCTCAGATCCCTCGCAAAGCAATCGGTCTGCCAAAGCGTATGGGTAATCTGCTGGTCAGGATCCTGCGGCGCACAGTTATAACACTGGGACACGCCTCCATACTGGACATCCAGTATATGCCCATGAGTGCAGTTGCCGGTGGGATGCGAACAGGGATGGTCCTGAAAGCAATGAGAAAACTTAGCCCTCTTAGTCGGGAGACCCTGCGATACAATTGCAGAATGCGCAAGCAGATTGTTACTCACATTGTAAGTAGCAAGTGCAGTATACAAGATCATGCAATCCATAGCAGTGAACTACTCCAACTTAGGGCGCGAGGGATCAGCTTTCAGGACAACAGGCCGGTTCTCTACAAAGTCAACGATTTCCACGAGATGGTCAGAGACGTACGAGTCTGTCAGATCGAGCCTCGTTACGTCACCTGTATGATTTTTCCTTACGTCTTTCACCCACGATAGGGGAGCATCTGGGCACTTGGTCTTCATTCTATGCCAGGTGACATCCTGAGAGGCGAAGCAATGAATAAGTGCATAGCGGTCACAATGCCTGTCCAATAGCTCATGACGGTTGGTTATTAATAATTTG